TCAGTTCAAATATGTGCGTTTTAAAACTTTTGTATCAACGTCGTAAGTATAAACATCAGGCATCGTCATCTGTTTGAACTGTTCATAAGCAAATGTGCCATCTGTCAACGTATGAAAGAGCACAGCGAGTGACGTACCATGACCACTGATCACAATGGTCTCACCTTTCTCTTGTGACAAAATGTCCTGAAAACTCGATACGATACGTTTCTGCACTTGTTTCAACGACTCCCCTCCAAGTAAGCGATAATCAAAATTCATCCATTGTTCAGCAGCGTATGTATCAAAATCATCCACCCATTCACCGATGACGCGTTCTCTTAAACCATCCTCTACTTGAATATTTATATTGTTCACACGTGCAAGTGGTACTACAGTTTCAAGCGTACGCGCATATGGACTCGCATAAATGGCATCGACATGTTTCCCCTCAAACCACTTCACAAGGTTTTCTGCCTCTCGTCGCCCTTTTTCTGATAATGGCGCCGTATCAGACTTCACCGTATGCTCCCTCGTCGCATGTCTTACAAAATAAATCGTTTTTACCATTTTGACCTCCCTTTAGAAAACCTTATCACTAATAACATTAATTTTTTTCATGGCACATTTGACTGCATCATAATATCCGGCGTTTTATGAATGAATGGTTATTTAAAATACTATTCACTAATAAAAAACACAAAATTATCAACACAAGAATTAACATATCAAAAACTTGACTGTTTAATACGAAAAAATTCAAAGTTAATAAATAGTTAATAATACAAATTTTAATCCACGCTAAATAAAACCCGAACTTATTTTAATATTACTTCGTTTACATTCGTCTTTTCAACTACTCTATCCATCTTCTTTTGCCATTATGATGATAATAGCGCGATCTAGATATACCTTTCAAAATCTTGCTTTTACTGTTGAACATAGATTTATGTGAAAAAATGAACAAAGAATATTCTATTACGAAATAGTTAGGCTAACTCCTCTTTTAATAAATAGTTAATTTTAAATTCCCAAAAAATATATTATGATGAAATTGCATTAAAAGTATATATAGAAAGAAAGTGGTTCTTATGGTAAAAAATAAATTATTAGCCGCAACACTATCTATAAGTTTAGTTCTTCCACTTATTACCCCATACAGTGAAGAAGCCAAAGCTGCAAACACTATAGAAGAGATCGGCGAAGGAGCACAAATTATTAAAAGAACTGAGGATGTAAGCAGCAGAAAATGGGGCGTTACTCAAAACATTCAGTTTGACTTTGTTAAAGACCCTAAATACAACAAAGATGCATTAATTATTAAAATGCAAGGTTTTATCAAATCTAGAACAAGTTTTACTGATGTTAAAGGGAAAGGATATGAATCAACAAAAAGAATGCTTTGGCCTTTTCAATATAATATTGCTCTAAAAACAAATGATCCTAATGTCTCTTTAATTAATTATCTCCCTAAAAATAAAATTGAATCAATAGATGTGAGCCAAACATTAGGTTACAATGTTGGCGGTAACTTCCAAAGTGCACCATTACTTGGGGGTAAAGGCGCATTTAATTATTCAAAGAAAATTAGCTATACTCAAAAGAATTATATTAGTGAAGTCGCACAACAAAATTCAAAAAATATCAGATGGGAAGTCAAAGCAAATTCATTTAATACAGAAAATGGACAAGTATCAGCATATGACAGACACTTATTTGTAAGAAGTCCTATCGGACCAAATGCAAGAGACTTTTTTGTGCCAAATGATGAGTTACCTCCTTTAATTCAAAGTGGTTTTAATCCATCGTTTATTGCAACTGTATCTCATGAAAAAGATAAAGGCGATACAAGTGAATTCGAAATTGCTTATGGTAGAAATCTAGACATTACGTATGCAACTTTCTTCCCAAGAACTGGCATATTTGCTGAAAGACGTCATAATGCTTTAATGAATCGAAATCTTGTCACTAAATATGAAGTGAACTGGAAAACACACGAAATTAAAGTAAAGGGGCATAATTAATATGAAAATAAGCAAAGTTATCAAAGCTGCTACTGCAACATCCGTGGCATTGATGTTATTTTCTAATCCTGTCTATGCCGCTAATCAAATTACACCTGTATCTGAAAAAAAGGTAGACGATAAAATCACTTTATATAAGACTACCGCTACTGCAGATTCAGATAAGTTAAATATTTCTCAACTCTTAACTTTTAATTTTATTAAGGATAAGAGCTATGATAAGGATACCTTAGTACTTAAAGCTGCAGGTAATATTAACTCAGGTTATAAAAGCCCTAACCCTAACGACTATATCTATTCAAGTTTTTATTGGGGGGCTAAGTATAATGTGTCAATCAGTGCAGAATCAAAAGGTGCTGTTAACGTAGTTGATTATGCACCAAAAAATCAAAATGAAGAGTTTCAAGTTCAAAACACTCTAGGCTACTCTTTTGGAGGAGACATTAGTATCTCCAAAGGTTTGTCAGGCGGTTTGAACGGCTCAGAATCATTTTCAGAAACAATAAACTATAAACAGGAAAGTTATAGAACAACTATCGATAAACACACAGATAATAAAACTATTGGCTGGGGCGTTGAAGCACATAAAATCATGAATGCTGGTTGGGGCCCATATGGTCGAGATAGCTTCCATGACCTATATGGAAATGAATTGTTTTTAGGTGGTAGACAAAGTAAATTAAACGCTGGACAAAACTTCTTACCTACGAGTCAAATGCCACTTTTAGCAAGAGGTAACTTTAATCCTGAATTTTTAAGTGTATTATCACATAAACCAAATGGCGCTAAAACATCAAAAATTAAAGTCACGTATCAAAGAGAAATGGATGAGTATACAAATTATTGGAATGGCTTTCATTGGATGGGTACAAACTATAAAAATCAAAACAATGCCACATTTACATCATTTTATGAAATTGATTGGGATCAGCATACAGTAAAACTAATCAAAACACATTCTGATGAAAAAAACCCATCATAATTTAAATTTGATATATCAATAATTCAAATATTTTCAAAGTGATATTTTGTAATACGCCCTAAAAAGGAGAATTCAATTCTACTTTTTGGGGTGTATTCTTATTATTATTCGGTGTCGTCACATGATTCCCAACAACATGGTTTTGTGTCGCTTTACTTTCTAATTGACGCTGCACTTCCTGATTGACCATCGAAACAAAGCTATCCACAGCTTCTTTTGTTGCTTCTGCTGTATCTTGAACAACCATATTCAATAAAGATTCAGGGGCTTGCATACCTGCCTCATTAAACATCGCCATCGCCTCTTGACGCATCTTGTATGACTCAAGTTGTTGCTTATAGTCATCACGTTCTTTTTCAGCCTTTTCAAGCTCGTATTGATGCTTTTGTTCGGCATTCATCTTACGTAATTTATCAGCTTCTTTTTGCTTCTCAGTCAATTCATCTTGAATCTGTTGACGCATCTCTTTCGTACGACGTGCCATTTCTTCATTCACACGCTCATTCACTAACTTCATTTGAGACTCAGACAGTTCTTCAACTTCTTGTGTCGGTTCAGTTTCAACATTCTCATCACTCACGGCTTCCTCAGTACCTGCATCATTAAAAAATTGTAAGCTTAACTTTAACCATTGTTCTTTCATATTTCGCACCTCATTTAAATCTACTCTTGCAAGTTTTATGTCATTGCATGGTTTGGACTACACTTGCATCTTTTAACGCCATAAGCACGGTTTGGGCATAAAAAATAGCCACTGCAACACAGTCGCTTAAAATTGAGTATAAAAAGAGCACCTCAACCGTTATAATTGGTTAGGTGCTTAATCAGGTTTAATTCCAAAAATTAGATAGTCAAACTCTTCATCTGTTAGCTCGTCAAGACCCTCTGGAGGATTCGTAAACCCATCATATGGCATGTCTTCTACATCAGGCGCTTTTGTTTGCTTACTAGCTTTTAGCGCCTTTACTCTTAATTTATCAAGTTTTACATAATCTAATACTTTTCCCATGTAAACTCCTCCTTTTTTTATTATATCTCTTGATATTCCATAAATCCATATTTTTTAACATTCTCTAACATGTCTTTTTGAATTTTAGCCTGGATATTATTTTTTATTCGAGCACGTTCCAACTCAATATCTAACGTATATTTTAAAAAATCAAAATCAATATCTTTATTGACACTGTAAACGATTAACCTTCCATTATGTCCCACTATTATCCCTTTTGCATATTTCCTTAAATGATGAGCCGTTAAATCTCCCAAACTTGGTAAAGTACTTCTAGGATGATTATGTACAGATACAATTTGATACGGTTTACTTTTTACTATTTTATCTATTCTTTTAGTATAATTTACCATTGATTTTTCGTTATTATTGTCAGTACTCTTAAATAATTGTTTTCCTGTTTTTATATCAAAACCGTATAAATCTTCTCTAAAATCACCATCTCTATGTTGAAGCATCTCTTTAGCTGCTTGGTATATATTACGATTTAATTCTTTATTATCTGATATCTTATCAATTTTTCTTCTATATTCACTTGAATGAATGTATTTCATATCAACTCTATAGTCATCATTCTTCTTTCTTTTATTGAGTCCTACAGGTTCTTGCTCATTATAATTTGTGTTATTCGTATCAATCGCCTGACCGTCGTTATCCCTTAATCGATATTTCCCTTGTCTGTCTTTGAAAAACTTATCACGCCAGTTACCTACATGTGGTACTGTCGTACTTCGACAATGGGGGTGCATCGGCGGAGCATTGACACCAGGCACCATGTCTTTCACTTTAAACACTTTCTTATCATAATGACGACAGATTTTAGATGTCTTTTCATCACGTTTCGCCACAAACTCATATTCAGCATCTTTTCCTATCGTCTCTAAATAGTGCAATTTCTGCGCTTCCGTTTGCACACGTGCAGCTTCGGTAATCAATAACCTTTTCGTATTAGCGACTGTCTGCTGTTGTTTCTTACGTATTTCTGGCACAAACTCATATGGATGACGTCCCCGCAGCATCACATGACTGCCCATCCGCTCAACATCTTTTCTCAGTTCATCTTGATTGTTCCAAAGTCGCTCAGACCAATTCAGCTTGCCAAAGTTAGAATACACAATCGCTTCAACATCTGTCTGCTTTACATGCACATCCGCACCTAATATGCCCGCTTGATGTCTCAATGTACGTGTCACACTATCATGGAGATGTTTGTTAATCACGTTCTCTTGTTCTGCATAGCCTTTCGTCACAATCAAACCGAGCTCATGCTTTAACAACTGCTCACGGTTTACATACATCGCTGTATTGTAGCGTTTAAGCTCTTTATTCGCCTCATCACTAAAATCTTTATTCTCTACATAGGCCTTAGCTTGCATTTGGAACGCTTCAACATCAAACTTATCCGCGATTTGCTTTGCTTCTCGCCAATCAATCCCTTCAGCCGTCGCAAGTTTGGCATAATACGCTAATAAGTTTTTGTAGATGTCCGCAATCATCATCGCAACGATACGCTCAATTTCAGCTACTTTAGCTGCATCCTCAAGCGTCTCAGATTGTATCGCTTGTTGAGCACGCTCTAACCAGTAATCACTCAAGTTCGACTTTTTTTGATTTAACCGATACCTTTATTTCAATGATTATTAGTTGTATCAATTGCAAGCGTTACATAAATTCTTTTAATGAACCAGTAACTTTAATACAAACCATTACTCATCCATCCGGTTACTCATATAAAAAATCACTTATTCCTTATTGTTGGACTAAGCGCTCTATTTTTTATTTATATTGTAGAAAGCTGTTTTCAATAGATGAATCTAATGTATTAGACAAAGTGAAGTTGATATGTTAATTTATAAATATAAAAGGCAACACACATGAAGTGTATTGCCTTAATGAGACCGTTAAAAAGACGGTGGAATATTATTTGATTATTAAATAACCATCACATTCTCCAAAGCTAGTGATGGTTACTTTTTTGATTTTTTATCGATTGAGACAACTAAATGTATGATAGATACAGTCAATGAACTGAACCCTATCATAATCATTAGTGCATCTGCAATGCTAATCATTAAGGCCTCTCCTTTCTAAAGATTTTGTTGATGCACTCATAGGCATCACCTCACTTTATACTAAGATAGCCACCATCTATCTAACTCTCTCACCACCTTATTTTATAGTGGCACCAACATTTTGTCTATGTATATTAAATTTAAATCGAAATCTACATGATAAGCCATAAGCAATTATCATGCTGGCACATGATAACTTCTGGTATGAATACTGTTTGTTTACGGTTATGTAAAAATAAAATAAGCGATTGATAATGCGCTCAGTAAGCCATTAACAAACTATTACTCAATTAGTAATTCCACTGACTACCAATAAAAAGGCACCTAATCCATATTGTTCATTGGACTAAGTGCTTTATTTTTTAAAAAACACCGAAAAAGTAGCTTAAACTTTTTCGGCTCATTACGGAAAGTGAGGAAATAAGGTTATTTTGTGCTTAACGTTGAAATGGCGTGATTATCGCATTTTCAGCATTTTAACTTTGTGATTAAACTAGATAAAAATAGACTAAATTGACACGTGTTTGACACTTTCACCCCACCTATTGCAGGCGGGGGTTAATTTATTCGTTTTCTTTTTCGAGTTGTTTTTGGTAGTTGTATAGTTTTTCGATCGTTCTGAGTCTGGCATCATCTAAATTAGTTTTTTCATTTCTTAAATCTTGCACAGTTTGATATGGCAAACCAGTCGCTTTTGATATTTGACTGCCATTTTGTACTTTAAATAACTTTTTTATATCTTGCTTCACGTTTTCAAAATCCAAGTTAATCACCTTTTTTGTATAGTTTAAGAATGACCAAAGTTGTTGCTAAAGTTAATGCTGTGCTTGTGAATGAATTTCCAATAAACAAATTAATCCATAGTAGTATTATTAAAATTATAGAAGTTGTTTTCATAGTTTTTAAATGCTAGAATTTAATTAGAAAGGTTGCCCCTTTTGGGGCGTAACCTTATTTCTTATTATCGTCTTTCAGTGCTTTGATGACCGCTATTGTCGATGCTACTGTAAAGACGATATTTGCTATTCTTTCGAAAGTTTCTAGCATTCTTTTTTCCTCCCTTCAACTTTCTATACATATTATACCACGGTTAATCGTGATCGACGACCCCCTTTACTCATTTTTTAATTTTCCGCATAAAAAAATACCACACCGTGAGGGTGTGGTGGGTGAATATTTAAATTAGTTCAATTAAACAAATGCGAATGCAAATAGTTATTAACTGCCTGAACATATGAGTTTAAACTTATATTACTAATAAGCTTAAAATAATTACAAAATCGAGGAACAAAAGAAATTAAAAAAACATTGTCTTGTAAATATATCAGTATATTCAAAAATAAAACTCTGTGTTATCAAAATTTTGTGTACCTCTCCCTGTCCTATTAAATAGCTTTAGTTATTGTGATTTATATTTTCAATCTTTTTTTAACTTTTTTGACTAAAAAGAGCGGGCGTCATATTAATCATTTCAGCTACTTCTCTGTGTTTTAATCCCTTCTTATCAAGTAGCAATCTCAATTTTATGTGTCGCTTGTCCACGTTACCACCACCTTTAGTTTCCCATTTATGAGATTATACTATGAATTTTAACTTCTCATTTTTGAGATGTCAACAAATAAATTCCATTTTTGAGAAATAAGTTTGTAAAAAGCATTGCAAATTTGAGAACAAACTTATATAATAAGTTTGTAAATTACAAACAAGGAGAAAATAGCAATGACAAACTTCGGCAAAAATCTTGTAACATTGCGTAAACGTAAAAATTTAACGTTAGTAGAGCTAACAAATCAATTGAATAGCAGATATAACATTAAATTTTCTAAAGCCTCTATTGACAGATGGGAAAAAGGTACAACATCCCCTTCTATTTCTCATGCATCTGCGCTCGCCGACTTCTTTGACATTTCTTTAGATGAATTGAGCGGTAGACATAATCTTGAAATAGAGCAACAAGATACAATGGCAGCGCACTTCGATAAGGACGGACTGACTCCTGAAGAAATAGATGAAGTCAATCGTTTTATCGAGTGGGTGCGGAACAGAGATAAATAAACAAAGGGTGTTTTATATATGGGGAAATACGAGGAGTTACTAATACAAAACAATAGTATACCAATCATAGAAACCAATAGACTTCCTGAGTTTCAGTCTGGCCTTTATATAAATGGGCAGATATTTATTAAAGATGATATTAGTACCCATCAAAAACACGCAGTCTTAGCCGAAGAAATTGCTCACTATAAGTACACATACGGCAACATCTTAGACCAATCAAACATGCTTAATCGAAAATTTGAATTAAAAGCAAGACGCCTTGCAAATGAATCAGTGATTACTTTGCAGGGTCTAATTAACGCTTTTAATTATGGTGTGCAAAATATTTATGATTTAGCTACATATTTTGAAGTCACTAAAGATTTTGTACTAGATGCTATACAACATTACAAGCAAAAATATGGCTTAAGAACTCGATATGGTAAATACATCATTGAGTTTGAACCGCTGATAATATATAAAGATTTATAAAACTGGTTAAATCGCTTTATGCGTTTAATATAAAATTAAAATAGGAGGTTTTGCAAAATGAATTTACAAGCAAAATAGAACATGTCTCAAAATGATTTAATGATTTTACGTTCAGAAATGGACAAGAAAGAAAAAAGTAAAGGCGTTATGTGGCTGTTATGGTTTTTTACAGGAGGAATTGGGGGTCACCGTTATTATTTAGGTGATATAGGTTACGCTATTGCTATGACATTTACGTTAGGAGGATTAGGTTTTTGGTCTTTGATTGACGCCTTTTTGATAAGCGGGAGATTAAGAAAGAAAAACGAAGAAATTGAACGCGATATTATCGTTGACATGGGGCTAGGTCGTTAAAATAAATTAAAAAACACCTACTTAGTAAACGCTTTAAGGTGGTGGGGGCATGCATACTAATTATAAAATATTCAAAAACACCCCCCTATCTATAATAATTATTGATAAAACAAATCTACTAGTCAGTATCTAATCACAACATACGAGGTATAACATGAAAAATAAAATTATTGTATTTATATTATTATTAACTTTTACAATCTCATATTCAACAAATTCAGCAATCGCTTTACAAGAGGAAAGCATCGATTCTATCGGGCTAGAAGATAACACAATCAACGAGTCTTTATTAGATAATATGCCTGACTACATAATAGAGGAAGAAGCCACAATACAACCTAGAGTTATAGGACCTATTGTTAAATATGTAGTTAAAAACGGTATGACATTTTATAAAAGCATTAAATATGCACCGAAATTCCCTCGAAATTTTAGGGCAGTTAGTGGAAAAACCAAGCATCATAACGTGAATAATAAAACCTTACTAGCCAAACTTAGAAAGGTTGAAAAAGGACCATGGAAAAAAGTATATAAAGATGGATACATTGGAAAGAAAAAAGTTTCAGTTCATTATTTCCAAAGTAAATCAGGTTTAGTGTTCGATGTAAAAACTAAGTCAGGATGGAGTAATAAATAATGCTAATATTTGAAAACAAAGAACAACTTGAAAAATTCACTTTAATAACTATTCATGGTTTATTTCATCAACTTAAGCACAATCTTATTTCAATAGAAAATGCAGAACATATAATTTTCACACCCTATATGATGGAGGAACTTTCTTCTTTAAACGTAAATTCAGAAATAATCGATTTAATTCATAAAGGTACGGAACTGGAAGATTTAGAAGCATTTGATTTATCTGTTCAGGAAGCTGTTTCTGAATTTATAAAAAAAACAGAAAAGCTATTAAAGAACTATCAGCATGTAGATTTTAATGAAAAGATACTGAAAGATTGGAATATAGAAAGAAGTATTTAAGATGTTATACTAACATTTTAAATACAGGTAGCACCATCTATCCTTTAATAATAACATATTGCAGATTCCTGATATAAGATGATATAATTTAAATATATTAAAGGGGCATCCTTTAAAACACGTATATATTTGTTACCTTTTTGGTAATTAACAATGTAATCTTATAATTATAAGTGGCGTCTGTAGTTTATACAGGCGTCTTTTTTATACGGTTTCACGGGTACCACACGTACCCTTATTATTTTTTTACTTTTTTTGAGGAGGAACTACAAAATGGCATCATTTACAGTAACAAAACGTAAAAATAAAAAGTCGTCATCTTGGCAATATGACGTCAAACACCCCTCTTTTAAGTCAGGAAAAAAACGCAAATCAGGATTCAAAACGAAAGCTGAAGCAGTCAATGCAGCGCAACAATTAATACGTGATTTAGAAGATGGAAATGCAATCGATGATAAAACGTTCAAAGAATATTATGAGGATTGGCTTGTGATAAAGAATAAAAAAAGTCTTTCAAAACGTCAATTTTACTGGTATGAACGTGCTATAAAACTTTTTGAAGAGCACTTCGGAAATGCTATGTTAATTAGAAACATCACACGAACAGAATACCAAAAATTCTTAAATAATTACGGTGAAAATCATACAGACGAAACTGTACGAAAAGTGCATGGTTGCTTAATGCGTTGTATACGTGATGCGGTGTACGATGGCTATTTGAAGAAAGACCCCACTTACAATGTGGAAGTGAGAGGTAGTAAGCCGTCACGTAAGGAAGAAACAAAATTTATGACAATAAAACAATACGAAAAGTTGATTGAATATTTTAAAACACGTAATGAAGAAAGCTATATTTTTCTTTTTATCTTAGCAATTACTGGAGGTAGATATAGCGATGCAATAAATATGATAGATATAGATTTAAATGAGAAAGAAGGCATTATACATTTACGAGGTACTAAATCAGTCAATGCTGATCGATTTGTAGAAGTTCCACAAAAAGACATTAAACTTATTAAATCTAAATTGTCTAAGCTGCCGAAACGTGTTGACGGAAAGCTGTTTAAATTAAGTCATACGGCTGTGTCTAAATCGTTCAATCACGCTAAAAAAGAAACTGGATTAGAAGATGACACTATAACACCATATGCACTACGACACACGCACACATCATATTTACTTTCTAAGGGTATACCTATCGAATACATTAGCAAACGCTTAGGACATTACAATATTTCTATCACTCTTAACACTTATTCACATTTACTTGATGAACATAAAAAAGAGCAAGGTCAACGTGTCAGAGAATTATTTTCTTGA